GGTGCTAATTGCTTTGGGTTTGATAAGGTAAACTTGCAAGATAGAGTAGATTGGGTAGAAGATAATGAAGAGCGTATATTGTCCTGTGCCTCTGACCCTTTAGCTGACTTGTGGTGGGCAAAGGAAGCCGCAAATCCTTTTCAGTTTCTTGCGTTTTGTAAAGAGTGGCAGGGCTGGTCTGATGAAGGCGAAGGTTTTGTATCGCACCTACCAGTTGCAGCTGATGGTTCATGTAATGGCTTACAGCATTTTGCAGCTATGTTGCGTTCGGCAACTACAGGCCGCGAGGTGAATCTTATACCTTCCGATGAACCGAACGACATATACCAGAAGGTAGCAGACAGGGTGACAGAGCGCCTTAAAGAAATGCCTGATAACCCTTTAGCTGTCAAATGGCTAGACTTTGGTGTTAAACGTGGCTGTACAAAGCGGCCCTGCATGGTCTTACCTTATGGTGGTCGTCAGTACAGTTTCTCTGATTTTGTTATGGACTACCTCACAGAAGAAAAAGAAAAAGGAAACATGCACCCTTTCGAAGAAGATGCGTTTAAAGCTTGTATACTTTTAGCAAAAGTCATATGGCAATCTATAGGTGAGGTTGTACATGCAGCTACAGATGCTATGGGATGGCTTCAGAAAGCCTCCAGGGTGGCTTCATCAGAGGGTCTACCTATTAGATGGGACACACCTGTAAACTTCCCTGTACTCCAAGCATACAAGGAAACTAAACCGTATCGCATAGAGACTAAGCTACTAGGCTCTACATTTAGACCTATGCTACATAAAGAAACAGGCAAGATAGATAAGAATAGGCAGGCTAATGGCATCTCTCCTAACTTTGTCCATAGTATTGATGCAGCACACATGATGCTTACCATTGATGTAGCTAAACAATGTGATATTCACTCATTTGCGATGGTCCATGATAGTTACGGCACTCATGCAGCAGATGCAGAGACATTATGGTGGTGTTTACGCAAAGCTTTTGTAGAAATGTATTCACAAACAGATGTGCTAGAAGATTTTAGAGTTGATTTATTAGATATTTTACCTGCTGGTAAACATAATCAAATACCTGATACACCTGAAAAGGGTAGTTTAGATATAGCTCAAGTTGAAGACAGTGAGTTTTTCTTTAATTAATACCCACCATATTAGACCAGCGGATTGTAATCCAAGGTCATAAAGTTTATTAACAACAAAAAGAGGAATGAAAACAATGGCTAAAGATTATATAGGAATTGTAACTCCAGAGGGTACAGCCATATACCCACATTTAATTAAACCTGACACTAAATTTAATGTCATGGGCGAATACAAGGTGAGCCTTTCTATCCCAGAAAAAGAAGCTGCACCTATGATTGTTAACTACAACAACGCTCAAAAAATTGCCAAGAGTATGATACCAAAAGGTAAAAACCCTAAAATGGCACAGTTGCCTTACTCTAATGAATTAGATGATGACGGCCAAGAAACTGGCAATGTTATATTTAAATTCAAAATGAAGGCTAAAGTAACTACGCTGGACGGTCGTAACATTGAGTTGAAACCTAAGCTTTTTGATGCAGCAGGCACACTGTTAAATGATGTTGATTCTATTTGGGGTGGCTCAAGACTGCGCGTATCTGCCGATTTAGTACCCTACCACGTTGCAGCTATAGGTGCAGGCGTTTCAGCGAGATTAAAAGCTGTGCAAATAATTGAACTCAAGACAGGTGGTGGCAGCAGTGCTGAAGCATTTGGTTTTGAGGCAACTGACGGCTTTACTACAGAGGAATCTTCAGCAGCAAAAGACGAAGGCTTTACAGATGAAGAAGACTTTTAGATATCGCAGTGGTTTAGAGAAAAAAGTGGCAAGCGAACTCTGTCAACTAGGAGTTTCTTTTCATTATGAACCACCTGGGTGGGTGTTCTATCAAAAACCAGCATCTAAATACAAGCCTGATTTTGTGTTGCCTAATGGTATTATTATTGAAACTAAAGGGCAGTTTCTAAGTTCAGACAGGTCTAAACATAAGCTTATCAAAGCCCAGAAACCTGAGCTTGACATAAGATTTGTATTTTCTAATTCTCGTACACGCATTGGTAAGAAATCTAAAACAACCTATGGAATGTGGTGTGAACGCTTAGGTTTTAAGTATGCAGATAAATCCATACCAATTTCTTGGATACACGAAACACTCCCTAATAAAATTAAGGAGCTTACAGAGGATATTTTAAAATGCAAAAAAGAAAAGAAACTACAAAAATAATAGTACATTGTGCTGCTACAAAGCCAAGCATGGATGTAAATGCAAATGTAATTGATAGGTGGCATCGCGAGCGTGGCTGGCTAAAAATTGGATACCATTATGTTATCGGTAGAGAAGGTAATATTGAAATAGGTAGAAAAATTGATGTTGCAGGCGCTCATGTCAAGGGCCATAACAGAACTTCTATTGGTGTGTGTTTGGTCGGCGGTCTGTCAGAAGATAATCAACCAGAAAATAACTACACAGATGCGCAGTGGAATATGTTGTGGGTGTTAATCAAGGGGCTTGAAGCTATCTACCCTGATGCAAAAGTGATTGGACACAATGATGTCTCTTCAAAAACTTGCCCTAATTTTGACGTAGGAGAGTGGTATGAGGATGGATACAGAGTCCACTAGTACCTGTATCAACCATGAACCTTGCCCAGAGTGCGGGTCGAGAGATAATCTTGCCCGCTACTCTGATGGTCATGGATATTGTTTCGGTTGTGGTTACTACGAAAAAGGAGAAAATATGCAAGTACTAGAATATCCTTTTGCAAAAACAAATAAAGATACTTCTTTTATAGATAAGATTTATGGTGAAATTAAAGATTTACCAAAGCGCGGTATCACAGAAGATACGTGCAGAAAGTTTGACTACCGTGTTGCTAAACACGCAGAAAGAAACTGTCAGGTAGCTAACTTCTATAAAGACGGTAAAGTTATAGCACAAAAACTAAGGTATTCTGATAAAACATTTCATTGGTTAGGACTAGTCAAAGACTGTGGCCTATACGGACAACACCTATGTCGTGAAGGCGGTAAGCTCATAGTTGTAACAGAAGGAGAGTTAGATTGCCTGTCTATGTCTCAAGTAAACGGTAATAAATGGCCTGTAGTTTCTATAAAAAATGGCGCGCAAGGTGCAAAAAAAGATATACAGAAGTCTTTAGAGTTTCTTGAGAGTTATGAAACTGTTGTATTTATGTTTGATATGGACGAAGCAGGTCAAAAAGCAGCAAGAATATGTGCTGCAATATTGTCACCTGGCAAAGCTAAAATAGCCTCGTTACCTCTGAAGGATGCTAACGAAATGTTAGTCAATGGAAAGGGTAAAGAACTGATTGATAGCATGTGGAACGCTAAAACATTTCGTCCTGATGGTATTGTTTCTGGTGATGACCTTTGGACCGCAGTCTCTACTCAAGAAATAGTAGAGTCCGTAGAGTATCCTTACCCTGGACTTAATGAAAAAACTAGAGGCTTAAGAAAATCTGAAATAACAACTATTACAGCAGGTTCAGGCATTGGTAAATCAAATCTAGCTCGTGAAATAGGATACCACTTGATAGGTTTAGGCGAATGTGTGGGATTCATTATGCTTGAAGAGACTGTAAAGCGAACAGCTTTAGGACTGATGGGTTTACATTTAAACAAACCATTGCACTTAGGCTTGACTGACGCTACAGAAAAGGAGATGCGGGATGCTTATGAAACTGTTATTGGAAACGGTAATACTTACTTTTACGATTCTTTCGGTTCTACAGCTATTGATAATTTACTCAGCAGAATCAGGTTCTTGGCGCAAGGATGTGAGTGTTCATATATTATTCTTGACCACCTTAGCATTGTGGTTAGCGGGATTGGGGATGGAGATGAACGAAGGCTTATCGACAATGCTATGACTGCCTTAAGAACTCTCGTTCAAGAGACAGGGGTAGGTTTGATATTAGTTTCTCATTTGAAAAGACCTAGTGGCGACAAAGGACATGAAGAAGGAGCATTAACCAGCTTATCTCAACTAAGAGGTAGCCATGCCATTGCTCAATTATCAGATGTTGTCCTGTCGCTAGAGCGCGACCAACAAGGCGAGCAAGCAAACACTACAACTTTACGTGTTTTAAAAAATAGGTTTAGCGGAGAGACAGGTATTGCTTGTCACGTACAATATATGCCAGATACAGGACGTTTATTAGAGTGTAATCCAGACTTCAATGAGGTGAGCGATGAGTTTTAAATGTTATAAAGTTTATTTGCGTGTTTGGGCTGATAAAGAAGACGGCTTTCAAGGAACATCACCTTGCTTCCCATCAAAACAAAAGGCAAGAGATTGGGTATCGGTCAAACTAAAGCAATACCAAGGCCAGCAACATGCCATCGTATATATTTGACTTAGAGACTGACGGCTTACTTGAGTGCAATCCAGAATTTAATGAGGTGACAGATGAGTTCTGAAGAAGATGAATATAAAACACTAATGAAAGCCGATGGTTTTGACTCAGCTATCATCGGTGTAGCGGAGCGTATCGGCATGAAGCCTTGCCTTGCCTACTCTTATTCTAAGTCCATTGAAATATTAATGGAACAATCAGAGATGACTGAAGAGGAAGCAGTTGAGTACATGGAGTTCAATGTGTGTGGTGCTTATGTAGGCGAACAAACACCAATCTTTATTCATAGCTGGGGAGCTTACGATGCCTAGATACATTTTCGACCTAGAGACTGACGGCTTACTTGACGGTGTCACCAAGATACACTGCTTGGTTATCAAGGACATTGACACTGGGAAAGCCTATGGTTATCACGGTAAAGAAGTGTGGACTGAAGGCATCCCTAAGTTAGAGAAGGCTGACATGATATGCGGCCACAACATCATCAAGTACGATATACCTGTATTAAAGAAGCTAGGGGCTTTTAATGCACAAGGCAAGGTAAGAGACACTTTGGTTTGTACAAGACTTATTTGGGCTGATGTAAAAAATCAGATGTACAAAAAACATACTGACTTTACAAGAAAAGATTTTCCTAAAAAATTAATTGGCAGCCATAGTTTACGTGCATGGGGTCACCGTATGGGAAATTACAAGGATGACTATGATGGTGGATGGGAAGAATATTCTGAAGATATGATGGAGTATTGTTTTCAAGATGTTGAAGTTACTTACAACCTTTGGCTAGAGATACTTGCAGAAAGTTTTTCTGAGCAATCAATTGAACTTGAACATGAAGTGGCAGATATTATATACAGACAAGAAACTG